GAACTCCAGAACAACAAGCACAATTACAATTACAGACTCAGCAAGCTCAAAATGAGATGCAACTCTTACAGCAGTCAAAATTAAATGATTTGAATTTATATAATCAATATGCTACTGCTAAACTACAGAATCAATTACAAAACGAACTAACAGACCTTAGTGTAGAAGATGAAGCACAGTTAAAAGCTAATCTCAACAATATACTTTCAGATTATTATAAAAATTATTGAGATATAATTCAGAGAAGTCAGCCACAAGTAGTGGATGATATTATCGCTTATGCTAAAAAGAACTGAATAAGTGTAGCACAAGCATTAACTGAGAACTTTATAAAACCATTACAGAATAAATCTGAATATAAGAATATGATAGCTAAGAACTATCCTGCAGATACAACATGACAACAGAGCTGGCAATATGTAGATAATGGAGACTGAACAACATCATTAAAAATATCATGAGTATGACAAGTACCAGAGGGACTAAATAGAAGCCAAAGAATATCAGAATATAAAGATATATTTAATGCTGTATGAGGAGATGTAGAAAATTTCTCTATAGCATTATCACAAGCTATAAAAGACTGAACTACTACTGGATGGTGTGGAGAATTTGTGAATGACTATCTAGTAGCTCTAGGATTAAAGAAAGAAAATGGATTCGGAGATTATCTAGATCAGAAATTAACTAAAGAAAATACCGATGAGCCAACATTATGAACTGTAGCGATTATGGATTTCTGAGTAACAGATGAAAACTGAAAACCTTATGGACATGTATGAGTGATAGTATGAAAGAATCCAGACTGAAGCTTAGTAATAACAGATTCTAACTGGGCATGAGATAAAAAAAAGCTTACTCATACTTTAAGTGTAAAAGATGTAAATAAATATGTAAAGTGATACTATAATCCTAATGGGGATTTAGGAAAATGAACTACTGCAACATCATGAGGGGTATCTGATGATGACATATACAATTATAACGATGCAACATTAAATAGAAAATTAACATCACAGCAGAGACAAAAGGTAATGGATGCAAGAAACGAGGTATATTCTAATCCAGATTCTAGCATGGAAGATATATTAAGATTCTCTCAATGAGGTAAAACTCCAACAGATAGTACAGTACAGTCATTAGATAAATATGCACAAGCTCTAACTTCATTATGACAACTAACAGATTTATTAAAAGATGCTGATACATGACCTATAATCTGAGCTTTAAGATCTAAGAATCCATACGATGTAAAAGCTAGAGAAATAGAGACAGCTATTGCTGGATTACTTCCTACATTAGCAAGATGAGTATATGGAGAGGTGTGAGTATTAACAGATAAAGATATTGAGCATTATTCAAAGACTGTACCTAATCTAAAATCTACATCAGATGTAAATAATGCAGTTTTAGCAATGTCATTAAATATGCTAGCTGACTGATATAAGAGAAAATTAGCTACACAAGCAAGTCTATGATATGATGTATCTGGTATGGCATGACTATATCAGCAGATAATAACTAAAGCAGATGATTTGATGGCATGAATAGGATGAGATACAGCTACTGATACAATACCACAGAGTGATATGATTTATACTCCAATATTTAAGACAACATCTTTTGCTAAATACAAATAATTTATTTCATATATAGAAATTCATGAATCCACAACAGTTAAACTTCTTAGGGAATAACACACTCCAGAATTTTCAGAATAACACAGGAGGTGTGGTAAATCAGACTTCTAATGAGTCTGAGAAATTCCCATGATTAACTAAACAGCAAGAAAATGAAATAGTGCTGAAAGCTAATCAAGCTAATGTAACAGAGTCTCAAAAGAACTATATGCTGAATGATATGTATCAACAGCAATTAAGGAGAAATCAGATAGATAAATTTGCAGAAGAAAGAGAGAACACTAAAAGGCAATTACTTAGAAGAGCTGTAGAAGCTAAAGATATAAAGACAAGTAAACAGTCTAAACAAATTGAAAAAAAATGAGATGTGGCAGATATGATTAGAAAGTATGTATCAGCTACACAAGAAATAGATTTGAATAAACTAAATAAGGTATCTGATGACCAAATAATAGCTGACTTTACAGCAGATAATCCTGATGTAGCTTATGCGATAGATGATTTCACTAAATCTAATATGTCATCCCAATATTTCTCTGAAATGATGGGATTTTCTCAATTTGAAGAACAAGAAGATGAATGATTTTTCAAAAATATACTAAATTCTCTAAAATTCTGAGTAGAAGAATGAGCAGCATGATTAAAATGACTGATAGATAAAGGATTAGATACTGTAGAATGAAACAGTAATGAAAGTAGCTACTCTATGGAGAACTTAACAGCATTTGATAATTATATACAACATAAATATTGAGTAAGTGGATCTCAACTTAGAGAATCAGATAAAGAGGTGTGGCAACAAGAAAGAAATCTAGTGCAAGATAATCCAGAAGTATTAAAGCAATATATGACTACTGTATCAGAAGATGCTCTAAATTTCGCTGAATGATATACTGATGCATTATTTACAGCAACTAATCCTTGGATGAAAGGTGGATTTGCTGTATTATGAGCAGCAGAGCAAGAGATGTGAGGTGGAGTATTGACTTGGATGCAAGAAAAAATGTGATGAATTGGTAATGTAATTAACGAGATTCCATGACTGGCTAACTTTAGGGATACACTATCTCCAGAAGACCAGCAGAGATTTGATACTTTTGTAGGTAATGTGGCAGTATGACTAATCCTTTGAACTAAAAACAAGAAAAATATAGTAAAAGATCCAAAGACATTCTTAATGGAGAACTTACAGCCTAATCAGATTACTAAAAACTTTGTACAGAGTGTAACATGAATGCCAGATAAATTCCTATGATGAGTTGAATCTATGGCAGGAAATGCTAAATGACTAATGAGTAAAGCTAATAAATGAATGGAATGAATTTCAGAACGATGAGCTAAGAAAATAACTAACACAGCAAAAGCACAAGATAAACTATATAAGGCACAAGAGCCAAGGATGAATATATTAAGTGAGAAAAAGAACTTAGAAAGGAAAAGAGTTAATTCAGATAGAGCTAACGAGCTTATATTAGATAATGGATATAAGCCAACTAATACATCTGAAAGATTAGAAGCTCATCAGAAGACATTAAATAAACTATGGGGACAAGTTATGGAGAAAGTAGATGCTCAAGAATGAGTAAATGTAGATCAGTCTCCAATGATAGATGCTTTGAGTGATTATATTAAAGAGAAAAAGAAGTTATGAGTAGCATGAATATCCTCAGATATAAAAGCATTAGAGGCAGAATTAAAATCTCTAAAGAAGATGCAAGAAGAATGAAAGACCGACATACCAACATTAGAAGCTAAGAAGCAAGTATTAAATGATTTAATAGACTGGAAATGACAAGAAGCATCAGAAGTATATAAATGAGGTATTAAATTATTAACTCAAGAAATCTGAAAGATAGAAGACTCTATTATATCTCAAATACCATGAGAGTTCTCTGAACTTAAAAGAGATGTATGAGCATTATTGGATACATATGAGGATGTATTCAAAGCTGATATGAAAAATCAGAGAAAGAAATGACTATGACTTACTGAGACATATTCAAGAATAGAGGGAATCGGAGATACACTATGAGGAATATTCCAACTATTCAAATGAGATGTGAGCTGAGTAGCTAAATGACTATGAAAACTGGCATTATGAAAAGCTCTAGCAAAAGCATCAGATGTAGACTTCTTAATTAAACAATGATTTGAGGATTTATATAATGAGAGAGTGGGGGGCAGTAAGAGCCAAGCAAGCTCTAAAACTGCTAAATATCAAGTAGCTGACCAGACTACTACTCCTGAATTTAAGGAATGGTTTGGAAACAGTAAAGTTGTAGATAAAAGCTGAACTCCTTTAGAGGTATATCATGCTACAGAGGCAGACTTTAATATCTTTGATAGGAGCAATATATGAGAGCATTGAGTATCATTTGGAGATGGCTTTTATTTCTCTAATAAACCACTCAAAGAGTATGGAGATATAAAAAAGACATATCTTAAAATAGATAATCCATTAGTGATAGATGATGTAAACAACATAAACTCTGTAAAGAAATATCTAAAAGAGCTATGAATAAGTGGAGAAGATGCTGAAACTTGGTTTAAATACTATGGTTGAGATGGAAAATGAGCTATTGGTAAGGCTATTAGAGAAACTTTATGAGATGATGCTCCTGTAAGTGAGATACTAAAGAAAAAATGATATGATTGAGTGATAGTAAAGAATACAGAGATGTGAATAAACAACAAAGTAAAATGAGATGAATATATGGTATTTGATGCTAATCAAATCAAAAGTGCAACAGACAATATCTGAACATTTGATAAAAATAATCCTGATATAAGATACCAAAAATACTGAGTATCTAAAGCATGAGAAAAATGAATAACTGCTACAGAATGACTAAATATAAGGAACTTTAAGAACTGAAAAACAGTACAAGAATTAGCTGATAACTACTGAATAAACACAAAGATAGTAGATAGTATCTCTACTCCAGAATGACAAAAAGCATACTGAGTATATGGAGATAAGGTAATTACATTAGCTAAGGATTTGAAAGAATCTACAGTACCACATGAGCTACTTCATGCTACATTTGATATGGTAGATAGTGCTAAAAGAAAATCTATACTAGAATGAATCCAGAAAAAGCTGAATGTAGATGAAATCCAAGCTGAAGAATGGTTAGCAGATAACTTCTCAGAATACTATAGAACTGGTAAATTTGATGTAAAGTGAATACCTACTACATTTGCAGGTAAAGTAAAACAATTCTTCCAACAGATAAAGGAATACATAGATGGAACTTATGCTAACAGGAAAGAAATTCAGAATCTATTTAATGATATTATAGACTGAAAGCTAGAGTGAGAATACTGAGCATATAGTGATCCTAAGTTCCAGAGTGTATGGCATTGATCTCCATATGATTTTGAAAGATTTGATAGTGCCAATATGGGTAAATGAGAATGAGCACAGGCACACTGATGGGGACACTATGTAGCAGCAGAAGAAAGGACATGAAGACATTATGCAGATATGGTAGATAAATGATGATATAGAAGTAGATATAAGGGTATGACAAGAGAGAACATAGCACAGGAAACGAGATACGATAAATGACCTAGCGAGCTAAATTCTGCTTATGAAGTAGTAAAAAGGATGGATTATGATAATATGTCGTTTGAAGATGCAAGAGATGCTGCTATAAAAACACAACAAAACACTATAGACATGCATAATAATCTATTAAAATATGGGAATTATGAAGATTATGGATGGAGTAAAGAAAGACTGGAAAATTATATTAAGGAAGAAAAAGAAAACATTGAGATACTAAAATCTTTTAACGAGAAAGACTTTGAGATATGAAAGAAAAATCTCTATGAGGTGGAAATACCTGATCCAGTAAAAAAAGATACTCCTACATGAAAAAATTATTTTGAAGAGGATAGCTTTGTGAATAAAAAAGCTGTAGATGAGATAGTAAATAAAGTAAAAGAAAGCTGACTAGAAGTAGGAGAAAAAGAGTGAAATTGGAAATGAATAGATAAAATGATAGAAAGCTATATGACTGAAAAAGGGATACATGCTAAAAATATGTATCATATACTAAATGTAGTCTTATGAAGTGATAAAAATGCTAGCAAATTCCTAGAGAGTCTATGATATGATGGTATACATTACTTTTGATGAAGAGACTGAGAGGCTTATGTAATATTCAATGATGATGCTTTGCAAATAACAAAACATCATAAATATTAAAAAAGTCTTGCAAAGTATATAAATTCTGAATATAATAAGGGGTAATAAATTTTACTCCTTATTTTTATTAAGATGCGAGTAGACATTGCTGTAATACTATTAGCTATATGCTATATAGGTAGGTATATAAGTAGCTGGAAGTGGCTATATAATAAATTAAAAAAGCTGAAGATAGATAAAGAGCATCAATACTTTATCGCTATGGCTGTTTTGATTATAGCTTTTATAATATACCTGATTTATGCAGCTAATCAGCCTGTCTCTACATGAGATAAGATCTGAGGATGTATCCTAGCTGTAGGAGTGATGATTATGCGAGCTATAAAAGAAAAATAATTTATATCTTAACAATTAAACAATGAAAAACTGGCAATTCTGGGTGTTGGTAGTAATTATACTTATCCAAAGTATTTATATATCAGCTAGGCTAAATAACATAGAAGAACAACAAGAGCATATCTTATCTACTGCAACATATAATGGAATAGATATATCTCATGTAAAGGGAGATACTGAAACTATTATAGGAATCTTACCAGACATACTAAACTAAAAATCCACCAAAAAATAAATTCTGACTATAATGCTACTCAGTTTATATTGAGTAGCTTTTTTATGATAGTACGAAAAAGTAGAGAAGAAAAATCTGATACTTCTTGGAAGATAAACTCAAGAGACAGATATAAGACTAAGAGTAGAAAATATGCTCTTGGTAGCTTTTTTACTACTGTGCTGACAGCTATAACAGATCCTAAAGACTGAAAAGGAATAAGGATTAAATGTGATCCTGCATATTTAGCAGATAGTGAATTTAGAGTAAGAGAAGAAGCAACTACTACATGGAAATCAAGATTTAGATCTTAATTTTTTTGATAATGACAGATATACCTGTAAAAGCTCTTTCAGAAATAGAAGTAAAATCTGAAGTATCTGACAACGATAAGATACTTATTTTAGATTCTGAGACTGAAGAGGCTAGATTAGCTAGTAAGGATGAACTCAAAGGAGATAAAGGAGATAAAGGAGACAAATGAGATAAATGAGATAAAGGGGACAAAGGAGATAAAGGAGAAACCTGAGCTACATGACAGAGATGACCTCAATGAGTAAAAGGGGATAAGTGAGATAAGTGAGATACATGAGCTACAGGATCTAAATGAGATAAAGGGGATAAGTGAGATACAGGAACAGCTGCGACAGTTACAGTTGGTACTACTACAACATGAGATGCTTGAACTTCAGCATCAGTAACTAACTCTTGAACTAGCTCAGCTGCGGTATTAGATTTCACTATACCTAAATGAGCTAAAGGAGACACAGGTACAGCAGCAACAATAGAAATCTGAACTACTACAACATGAGAGCCATGAACAGATGCAAGTGTAACTAATTCAGGAACTTCTAGTGCTGCAGTATTCAACTTTACTATACCAAAATGAGAGAAATGAGATACTTGAAGTACTTGAACTGCAGCAACTATAACAGTCTGAACTACAACTACAGGAGATGCTGGTACTTCTGCTAGTGTAACAAATTCAGGGACTTCTAGTGCGGCTGTACTAGACTTTACCATACCAAAATGAGATAAGGGAGCTACATGAGAAACATGAGCTACTTGAAACTGAATCTCATCAGTAACTACTTCTAAAAGCTGAAAAACTACAACAGTAACTATGAACTATACTAGCTGAGATCCTACAGTATTCCAAGTGCAAGATGGAGCTGACTGACAAGGAAGCTGAGATATGAATGCTAGCACATACGATCCAACAAGTAAGATGGCTGATGCCTTTGACTATACAAATATGTATAACACTCCTACATTATGAACTGCAGCAAGTAAGGATACATGAACTACAAGCTGAACTATACCTGTATTAGATAGTAACTGAAAAATAGACTCAGGATTACTTCCATCTATAGCGATAACAGATACATTTACAGTAAGTACAACAAGCTGACTTACAGGATTAAGCGATGCTAAGAAATGAGATATAGCAATAGTAACTACTGATAGTGAGACTTATATATTAAGTGCTGATCCATACTCTACAGCTAGTAATTGGAAGAAATTAGCCACTCCTACAGATGCAGTAACAAGTGTAAACTCTAAAACATGAGCAGTAACTCTGAATGCTGATGATATTTCAGATAGTTCTACTACGAATAAATTTGTGACAGCAAGCGATCTAACAAATCTATGAAATCTGAGTGGAGTAAACACATGAGACCAAACAGCTTCAGATTTCGATATAAAAGACTTAACAGATTCTACAGATTTAAGAACTACATGGAGTTCTAAGCAAGATGCCCTAAGTACTCAAACAGCTTATAGTTCTAAAGGTACAGCAACTAAAGTACCAACTATAACTACTAATACACTCTGACAAGTAACAGCAATTAGTGAGACTGATATAACATTCCCTGTAACAAGTGTAGGATGATCTACATGAGAAGTAGGATTAAAAACTATAAATAATACTGCTATTACATGATCCTGAAATATAAGTGTTTGAACTTTAACAGCTGAGACAGTAGCAAGTGGAGATAGTTGAACTACTTACACAATAAAAGTAAGTAGTACAGAGCCATGAAGCTGAACTCCTGCAACTACAATTACATTTGTAACAGCATAATTTATTTCTGAAAATCTAAGCAATGGGAATATATCTATGAGATACGTCGCCAAGTAAGATATATGTATGATGAAGTGAAGTAGCTTCTGTACGAGCTGGAGATACTAAAGTACGACCTAGCTGACCTGATAAAGACTATCTATGTTTTACTGCAGAAGAAGCTGCAAGTACATTGAAATTTATTAAACAATGAAGTCAAGCATCTCTTAGAGAATTTGAAATAAGCTATGACTGAACCAACTGGAGTGCATACACAATATGAGATACTATAACATTATCTAATGTATGAGGTAAAGTATATTGGAGGAATAGTAGCGAAACTGATACTAGACTATCTACTGAGTCCAGTTCGTATTATTACTTTCAAATGACTTGAACTATATGAGCCAGCTGAGATATATGATTTTTATTGTGTAAAAATAGCACAAATACTATAACCAGTTATTCATTTAATAATTTGTTTCAGAATTGTTCTTCCTTAACCTCAGCACCATCATTGCCTGCAACTACTATAAATACTTTTTGCTATAGACGAATGTTTAGAAATTGTACTAACTTAATAAGCTTGCCTAAATTACCAGCAACAGCCTTAAAACAGTCTTGCTACTATTCTATGTTTCAAAACTGCTCTAATATCAAGCTATCCTCAACACAAACTTGAGATTATCAAACACCATATAGAATACCTACAGAATGAACTTGAACAACAGCAACTAATTGGAATACAGCTATGTTTAGTTGAACTTGATGAACATTTACATCAGCACCAATTATAAATACAACATACTACACAAGTAATACAGTAGTTTAATTCAGACTTTACTTTAACTAATAAATCACTAACTATAAAATACTTCGTATATAAAAAGGGAGAGGCAACTCTCCTTTTTGCTATTAGCTTGCTATCAGTAGAAAACAAGAAAATATAAGTCTGAACTGGAATAACTTTTTTATATGCTAGTTATTACCTAGTCAGATTTTTTTATTATTTTAGAGTTGTTTTTATCATTTAACCATAATTAAATCATGGAACGAAAAACAGAAGACTTTTTTGACTGAGACAAACTGAATATGCAGAAAGTTATGTCTCAGATGTCTCAACATCCTGACCACATGGATCAGATTATAGAATTTGTGGTAGACAAGACTAAACACTTTACTGAATTTGAAGTAAAGAAAGAACATCTAAAGGAGAAGTATGACCACAAGCTAAAAGATTTATATGCTGAATACATGACAGAAGAATAGTTTTAATTCTTAATAAAAATCAGAATGTGAATAAACGATTTCTTTAACAACATGAAAGGAGAAATCCTAAAGAACGCTTTACTAAAGCAATGAATACAGCCACACCAACTGGAGTGAGTGGATTTCAATAATATGGAACAGCTGAATCAATTAGCAGAGACAATAGTACCTGAATTGATAAAGAAAAATCCAATGATGGCAAACTTAATAAAGCAAAACAGCTCAATGCTATGAGCTGATAAACAAAAGGAAGTGGTAGAAGTGATAAATAAATTGTAGTATAGAGATGGTAGCTAGCATAATCAGACAAATACCAGCTTTATATTCCTATTTATATAAATCATGGATACACAAAACTTCTGAGGAATGTGAGTTTGGCTTATTATCTTAATTCTATTCCTATTCAATGGTAACTGATTTGGTGGATTTGGTGGTGGTAATAATGCTGCTTGGCTATTAAATGGTATGAATAATAACAACAACCATGATAATACAGTAGATATTATCAATAATAATACCCAATGGTCTCAGCAATTAGCAGCTCAACAGAACTTAGCAAATCAGACTACTTTAATTACTCAAGGATTCTGTAACACTAACAACAACATTGAGAAAGCTATCTTAGCATGACAACAAAATACTGCTTCAATTATAGCAGCATCAACAGCAGGGGTGCAGAAAATCTTAGACAAAATGTGCGAACAGGAGACACAAAGACTTAGAACTGAACTTGCAGAGGCAAGAGTTATAGCACAGAATAATCAACAGACAAATGAATTGATCGCTAGATTATCTCCGACAGCTACTCCAGCTTGGCTAGTTAATTCTCCATACACTTCTATCTATCCTCCTACTCCAACTGCATAAAAAGTCTTGCAAAATGGATTTTCGGGGTTATAATTAGAGCAGTAGAAATACTGCTTTAATTTTAATTAGAAAAACAATGAGGAGTGATAGTAAAATCCCAGCCATTTGAACTATTGTAAACAATAGGGAGTATATTTGATGACTAGAGAGCAAATATTCATGATGACATAAAAGGAATTACATTACTGTAAAATGTCTTAAATGCTGACTTGAAAGCCATATAGAATCTAAATGCTTTTGGAAATTTGGATGTAAGTGTGTTCGTTTAGAAGAAAAGAAACGAGTAAAACATTGATTCTGAAGCAAAGACAATAAACCTATTAATAGATTCTATATGATATACAATGGGCTAAAGACAAGATGTAAAGGGACAGCATGATGAGATGCTAGTAAATGGTATCATGATAAATGAATAAAGTGTGAATGGAAAACTTTTGAACAGTTTAGAGATGATATGTATGAAGGCTATGTAGATCATGTAAAAGAATATTGAGAGAAAAATACAACTATAGATAGAATAAATCCAAACTGAAACTATTGTAAAGAGAATTGCAGATGGGCGACTTATGAAGAGCAGAACTATAATAAATGAATAACAAATTTTGTTGAGATAGACTGAATAAAATATAATTGAAAAATGTTGGCTGAAAGATGCAAAATACCTAAATCTATAGCAAATGATAGAATCTCAAAATATTTACATTGAAGATTAAAATATTCTAATCTTATTTTAGAATGATGTCATAGGAAAGATCCATTAGAAGCTCTAATTGACTGAAAAACATATAAGTCAAAAGACATAGAAATGATTACATGAGTAAATCCTAGAAATGCTAGGGGAAGACTAAGAGATTATATAGACTGAAAGATTACAAAAGAAAAACTATTCGCACCTAAATCCAGATGAATCTAGTCAGATTTATCTCTTAATTTTATAGAAATGATCCTTAGATTATTATTCTTGGTAAGTGTCTTTATGTATGGATATATTCTAGGTAGTGGACTTATGGCAATTCTGTAAAAAAAAAGAGAGTGTAATGCTCTCTTTTTTAGATGTAAATTATAACCAATGAAGAAATGGAATACAGAGAGATAAAAATACTCACTAGCATAGTTGTTCAAGTAATGAAATTAAATATCAAATTATGCTATTTTAGATACGAAAGTCATATAGATTTCTCACCATTTTCTGATATTATCTGTGTAGAGTATAAATCTTTCAAATAATTCTGGCTGTAAAATATTCTGGTCAAGCAGATTTCTTAGTTTTGTTTTATTTTGAGAGATAATCGCTCATGCTTTATGCTTAATTTCTTTACACTGTCTGCAGAACTGATATTTGCTCTCCTTTCAGCATCTTAGACACTTCATTATAACTTATTATAAGTTAAAGCTTCACATGGGATTCAGTCTTTATCTCCATCTAGTTTATGATGTCAGATTTTATAGAGTAAATCAGCTTTCCATCTTTTGTCTATCTTAGAGCAAGTAACCTCTGTATTAGCAAACTGAAAGAGATTAAAGCTGAGTGATAGACATAGTAAGGAGATTAAGATAAGGATTAGTTTATTCATAGGCTGTTTATTATAGCAGCTAAATCTTTATCTTCCATAATCAGCTTATTATCTTTCAGATTCTGACTTTTTATTACTTCTCTTAGTTTATTTTCAAAGTAAGTCTTTAATGGAGATGGATTCTGGAATTTCTTTATCTCCTTTCCTATGAAGTTAAAATGTACATAATCGTGCCACTCTAGATGCTTTCAGGATTTATTGAGTAATGGTCGTGTCCCTGCATAGATAAATGATTCCCATACATAAGTAGTATCTTTATCTTTAGTCCATGTAGTAGATATAGTTCAGACTGTATCTCTTTTTCTTTTATCTCGGATATATACAGCATCATGACAATATGCGAACTTATCTAGATATGAATATAATGCTCATGTATAAGCTATATCTTCATAAGGGAATGGTCTTCATTTATATCATTCAGGAAATCTGGTCTTTCTAGCTATCTCAGTTTTTACTATCCTATTTCGTACTGCTACAAAGTAGATATTATCATTAGCTTGCCTCTTAGACATCATTTCATCAAAAGTGAATAACTTATCTTCTTCAAGATTTATGTATCGCTCTTTCTGATTAGGATGTAATCTGATAAGAGTAGAAGCTATCGCTATGTCTAATCATTTATTTATACAAGTCTGATATAGAATCTCGTACATATAAGGATGTGGGATATCATCAGCATCACAGAAAGCTATGTAATCTCATTTAGCTATATCCATTCAATTATTCCTAGCTACTGCCTGTCATTGATTTTCTTGATCTATAACTCTGACACATGGATAATTATCTTGGTATCGTTTACAGATTTCTAGAGTATTATCTTTAGAGCCATCATTGACTAGGATTAGTTCTATAGAGTCTAAAGTAGAGCTTAGGATAGCATCAATAGTTCTACACATAAATAAATCTGAATTGTAACATGGAACTACTACAGATAATTTATACTGATGATAGTCTAGCTTTCATCTAGTAGGTCTACTTACTCATTTTTTTCATTCAGCTAGTAGAATAAGTCTATCATCTCCTAACCTATCATAACATTTAATTACTAAGTCTTTTGGAATTATAGGAAGCTCTATAATCGGATCTTCACTATCTGCTATAAGATGTCATTTATCATATACTCTATATAAATCATAAACTACTTTAGTTCTACAAGATAGAGTGTATCAATGATAACCTTTCAATAATGAGTAGTTAAATCTTTCAAGCTTATCAGCTTTAATAATTTTTTCTTCTTTCCATTGTCTATATTCTAGGTAATCTGATTCAGTATCATCTGTGGTAATTCGGACAAAGTTTTGAGTCATAGCCATTTGTGTCATGTTATTTTAGAATAGAAATTAAAAGTTCAATAGGATTATCTGATATACTCAATAAAGAGATTAAAAAGTCTGATTTATTTTTATTAAAGTATTCATAATTAAAGTTATCTGATATATCTAAATCTCGTAGCTTTTCTAAGTCTATCTTATCATTATCTACTAACCACTTGATAAATCACCCCTGTAAAGAGATAATATAAGTCTGAGCATAAGCACCACTCAGATTTTCAACTCAGTTTGTCATTGTCAAAAGTCAGTTTTCATTAGAGAATTTTCGGTTTTCTCAATAAAACTCTTGTAATAGGTTTAATAATTTCTCCATTTTCTATTGCATTTAGTGGATAAAATACTATTATTTTTATGTAAATATGGAATTTCTATTTCCGTATTTATCAAATCTTATCCGAGAGAGAGCATTCAGCTTTCTCTTTTTTCTTTTCTCATAACTCCAATAGCTTTCAGATTTCTTTTTTTGGCATCTTTATAAAATTAAATAAATAAATCTGATTAGTATTCGTTTTCAAATACTTTCTGCACATAACAGTGTCAATTCAATATCAATTTTTTATTTATTGATACTGTTTAGGTCAAAGTCAGCATTCATTTAGCATTGTCATTATGTTATACCAACTTTTCATTCTTCTTAATGTTTCTACTGTATTTCTTGCTCTTACAATTCTATCAGACATAACCAACTCCCTCATAGTAGTTCATTGGTCTATTCATACTTCATCTAATATATTCTCTATAATTTCAAATCATAAATCCTCACAGGCCTCTAATCAAAAAAGTGAAATTCAGATTTCTTTCCAATGGTATCATTCAAAAGGTTTATCTATATTTCAAATAAATTCAGATTTCTTTTCTTTCTTTTCCATTTCGCTCAAATAAATAAAATAAATAATAAATAAGTCTGATTATACATAATCTCTATACCAAAATTTCTCAGCAATTTCTATTTCCTTTTTACTCATATCTGTATCTCAGCATTCATAATGAATTACACAATACAATATGGTCGCTAATTCAGAATTATCTATTTTCTCATTAGCCAATACATCTCGCATAATAGAGAAAAAACTATCTCTATGCTCTAAATCAGCATTCAATTCTTTTATCTCTGATTTCAGCTTTTTATTTTCTTCTTGCATAATTGCTATACTCTTATCTCTATCATCTAAGCAAGAGTGCAAGAACTCTGCATAATCTTTCAGAGTTTTATTTTCTTCTTCTAACCTCTTATTTTCTTCTTCTAAATCTGAACATTCTTGCTCTAACATATTTATTTCATCTAGTTCATAATCTCCTGTATGTTTCATTCTCTCCATAGGTAAATAATATAAAAGTCTGATTATAATATCTTTGTAAAACAACTACCACTTTCTGATTTCTTAGATACCTCTAATTGTGGTGTAGTAGAAGTTAGCCAAGTAAAGTCATACTTACTACAATCAAATACATATTTCGCACAATTCTTTAATTCCTCATAGTCTTTTAGTAATTTCATATATGCTGTATCTTTAGCATCTATATGTAGTTTCAGACTTTCTATTTCTTCTTTCAGCTTTCTATTTTCTTTTACTAACTCCTCTACTCCCATATCTTTAGCTCGTTCTGTTATAGACATTATATATAAATAAATTAAATAAATCTGATTCTAAAGTCTGCACCACCTTGCAGACTGTGTGTTATGCATTTACTTCTTATTCTATACTTTTATTCTCAGAGATAAGGTGGTATCTCCTAGCAGGTACATGAAAGGCATTTTAACCCCCTATAACCTCTCAATTATAGGATACCTGTCTGTCAGACTTTAAGGCAATGACACTCCATATACTAACTTACTGGAATACTTAGCATATAACTGATCCATATTCAGAATGATCATACAGCTAATACTGCTCATGCTGCTAGTATAATAATTGCTTTATCACTCATTTTATTTTAAGAAATAATAAATCTGTCTTTTACATAGTTTGAACACTTAACTCCTTTTATCTTCCTATTTCTTCAGTAGAATGGAGTTCAGTTCTTCATAAGCTCATTACACTTATCTATCTGCCATTTTCGGTCATTTCGGAATGTATCAGTATTCACTATTTCTGGATGATGCACTTGGCTAATCTGACATAATCAATAGCTTTTTTCTCTCTTTCAGTTCTTTACTACTGTGCTTTGCTGATACATATTCCAGTTCCCATTCTCACATTCCATAAGTAGCACTAAATCCATTCATCATATCTCATAAGCATATTGAACATAACTCTGAACTGGACTATCTTTAGCAAATCATTTGTGAGTAATAGTCTGACTTTTTTTTACTTCTTCCTCTGCTTTATCTAATGCTTCATATACCATTTCAGTTACTCTGATTTCTTCTGCTAATTCTTCTTCAGTAGGATTAGGCTCTATATACAGTTCTTCCTCTACTGGATTTTTAGAACTTGTCTGTTCTACATTAAACCCTCATAGTCTTTTTTAGAAAGTTCTGAAATCTGATTCCTAAGTTCTATAATCTCATTATCTCGTGAATCACAGTATCATGTGTATCCTTGTAAGAATTTAGCACTATCTTTAATTCATAGATTATCAGCACATTCTTGTTTTAATGTTCTAAGTCAGTCATATTCGTTCATTAAAGCTCATACAGACTTATCATTTTCTTCTACTGCTGTCTTATTCGCTCATACTGTATATGCAGTTATTAGAATCAAAACTGCTACGATAGTAATTAGGATTATTCCTATAATTTTTATTAGTTTTCTTGTCATGTCATTTTGTTAAGAATAAATAGGAGAGCTTGCAGGATTTTATAAAGAGAATATTTTTCTGTTTAATTCCATCTTTGGTTATAGTAGCATGGATTCTACTACCAACAAACTCAGTTATTTTTAAGTCTTTGGTTGACTTGCTTGCAACTCTTTAAGACCATCACTCGTTGACTGCGAGACCTTGCAGATATTTAAGCTAAGTAAATAAATCTGCCTGCATGATCTCTTGTTTTTTCTCTAATATCTTTCAGTTCGTATATAGTACCTCTATTACATTTACAGGATTATCCATGCTGAATAGTCTTCTCTTAGTCATTGATAATGCTACTTTGTGAGGATTTTCCTCTGACATATAAGCTGGACATGGTAATTCTCTAAATCGTTTATCTAAAGCTTTGTAATCAAATCTTCATTGCTGTACTTTATACTCAGCTGTTCAACGATATGGTGGATCGCAGTAAATAACAGTTTCCTCTATTGGTGTTTCTATTTTAACATTCTTGTAATTCAGATTTCTTATCTCTAGGTGTTGTAATCTCTCTAGGTGTTGTAATCTCTCTAGGTGTTGTAATCTCTCTAGGTGTTCAAGAGCTTGGAGATTTTGTAAGTTTGAATTTCCATCTCTGAATATTTTTTTAGCTTCTAATCTCCTTTCTTCTATAGTTTTTCAACTTAGTTTTATATCTACTCATAGTTTTTTAAGTCATTCATAGTCTTGATTTACTACAGCATCATGTGCTGCTTTCTTCATATCTTCTCTATCGGATCAGTAGAGATAGCCATCCCTATTGTTTCCAAAACTCCATACAATAGACATAGCTACACTATAAGCATCTTCTTTGTCTTTCAGCTCATTAAATTCTTCTCTAGAGATTCGTTTATTCCATTCTTTAGGGATTCATTTCTTTATCTGTTCCATCAGATTACACATTCATTTATCTAGATCTACATAGTAAACCTTTTCAAATCCCTGTTGTAGAGCCTCAAAACTAACACTCCCCCCCCCCTCAGAAAATATCATATAAGTACCTAGCTTTTGGGTGATTTTGTCTGATGAAGTGGATTATATCTTTAGCTAAAGCTCTCTTGGATCACATATAAGGTATTCAGTATTCAGCCATTGAGATAATGTAAATAAAATCTTTTAAGAGCAGTTTTACATGATGCTCAGCATGGTGTGGTCGCAACTATAGATAGTGTGACAACTATCTCGCTTATCATCTTCAAGTAGTTTAGCCACTTGCTCAGGTGGAGAGTTTGGCGACTCGGTATGATTGGTATTATCGTTTACATTACTTCCCTAGTCTTTTTATCTAGAGACTGGAGATCTATCTTTCTCTGTTTGAGATGCTCTAGGTATAACTTACAATGCTCTGCTACTTTCTTATCAGCTGGTAGTCTATCATAAGTCTTCCTTGCTTTCTCTTTGGATAGCTTGTTTATATCCATGTCTGAATAGGAGTTCCCTCAGTCTTTTTTTTGCTTTTTAAGTCTGATATACTCAGCACTCTCTATTCAGTCTAGGTTTATCTCATTTTCTGCATTCTGATCATCTATCTGAGTATAGAACAGTAGGAGGTCTGGAATAAACTCCATGATGTCTTCTACTGTTCATACTCTCATAAGATGGTCTGCTTTTTCTAATATCTTGTTCATGTATTAGTCAAAAGGTAAATCAATAATCTCTTCTTCTGTAGCTTTCTGATATGCTGTTCTTAGTTGGCTTTCTTGCATATCATCTATTTCATACTTGGCTTTTATCTTTGAGATAAAGTCATTCTGATCTAAACACTGCTTCATAAATTCAGTATTGCTAATTGCTTTTTGGAATCGGCTTTCATACTTTTTAGCTGCAGGTTTCTTTTTCTCATAAAAGCTCTGTGCATCATCATCTTCATCTGCTAGAATATTGAATATTGAAGTCAGATTATATCTTCTTCAGTATGTGATAACCTTTCCTAGAGCTTGTGGATCTACAAGATTATCTACTGTAAATTCTGAGCTAATTGTATCAGTCAAATCTGTAACAATAGTTCTAACTCCTCATGGGATATTCTGATTAAATACCATTAGTCATTCTCTATCTAATAACGGCTGTAATTTATCCATGAGATTATCTAGAGTGATGTATTCAGATTTATAGAAAGGATTTTTTCAGTCTTTCTTTACAGATACATCTCATTGAATTTTCATTACCTTTTCAAATAAGGTAGATTTAATTGCTTCTGTCATTTTCCTTTAGTCTTTTAAGATGTAAAGCTATTAGTTTATTGTCTTTCTTACTCTCTAAGTAAGCTATTCTCCTTAGATATATTTCTCTAAGGATTCTATCGTGTTCGTGCTTTTCCATTTTTCTTTATTGTTTAGGTTATGTAAAGGTTTCCAAATTCGCTGTTCTTCTTCTACTCAGTTCTCTTCGCATAATTCTAATAATCTCTCTCTTGCTTCTTGTTCTGTAGCACATAATGGTGCTGTTTCTACTCGTTCTCCATTGATATAAATACATCGGTATGCTTTTTCATTGTCTCAGTCTATGTCTTCATATCTGATACTATTCTCTCAAAAGCATCTGACATATTTTTCTCAGTTAATTGTTTTGATGTCCATTGTTTAGTCTATTAGTAAGATAAATTACATCTTCGCAAGTTGTAGTTTATAAGCCATAAATTCTGAATATGTAACATCTTTCAGTATTTCTGATAATGCTTTCTGATTACTGCATCCATTTTCTTTTCTGCATTCTCTCTAGAACTAGCTAGAAAGTCATAAGTCTCTAAGTATTCTTGCATTAGAATGGTTTACTAGGTAAATCTTTGATTAACATAATGTCAGATATTTGTAGCAACTCTATATCTCAGATTCTTCAGTCTCTACATTTCTGTACTGATACTGTGATTCTATCTCAAGTCTCATCTGCTTTATCAAGTATCCATACCATGTCAGCATCTTGTTCTATACTTCAGGATCATCTTAATTGACTAGCTTTTTTAACTGCTGTTTTATCTGATTCTCTATTCAGCTGACTAAGTTCCACTATTGTAATTCATAACTGTAGGGCTAATTGCTTTAGTCTTTGAGACATATCTGTAAGAGCTTCTATTGGATTTCATTTTATACTAGGATTTCTAATAAGCTGTAAATAATCTAGGTAGAATATTGATACTCAGTATTTATGTTTCAGCTTCCTTATCTCTCTTTCTATTTCTCCTATAGTATGTAAGTTATCATATATCCATAAGTTCTCTAACTGATCTCATAACTTTGTAAATCATTTCCCCACTCTTTCTCATACTTCTCATTCAGCTTTTGATTTTAATTTCCATACTCATACTCAACTATTCGTTGCTAGTAGTCTTCTCAAGACTTGTTTATTATCCATCTCTAAGCTAAACAATGCTACTTTTTCTCATGCTGCTATGTTGTTGTTTATAAGGTTTATAGCGAACATAGATTTTCATACTCATGGTCTAGCTCAGATTACAATTACTTGGTTTCATTCAAATCATCCTATCATACTATCAAGCTGTGAGTATCAAGTTTTTATAATCTTTACTTCTCTTTCTCATGTGATTTCTTCATACAATTCCATTAAAGCTCATTTCAAATCTTGTTTTATTTCTCATTCAGATTTCATATTCGTTATTTCTTCGTATATCTCTGTAATAGAAGCTCATGATTTGATTTTAAGTGATAAATTATAAATCTGATTCTCTAACTTGTTTCTCGTTATTATCTCCTTTAATGTCTCTACAAATGTTTCAAAGTCTGACTGATTACAAGTAATTATCTCTGTGGTTATATCTCGTATATCTTCTATAGATACATTCTGACATTTAGTAGCTAATACTGTTGGATCTGATGTTCAGCTTTCTTTCATTGCTTGTATAAGCTCTCTATGTTTTGCTGTAAAGTCTTCTAATGGTATATCTAAGAAGTCTATAAGTCCATCATAATCCATAAGTAATCATGCTATAATCTGTCTCTCTAGCTTTACCTTTTCGGCTCATCTATCTTTCATTTTGTTTTAGGTTAAGAGCTAAAGGTCTATATCGTATATTCCATCTTCTCTCCTCGTTGTGTTGGTAGTTTGTTGTGGTATCTCCTTAATATTGTCTTTTGCCATCCATTTCTGTAAAGCTAAGTTGTAGTCTTTGTATTGTTTATTGTGTTCTACACAGTAAGAATCCATAAATGCAATGTATTTAGCGATAGTAGATTCTCAGAATTTTTGGGCGAGTCTATCATATTCAGCTTGAGTTAACTCTACCATAGTACCAAAGAATTTTTTAATAGGAGTGGTGGTTTCTTCTTTATACATTTCTTCTTCTATTCTATTTCTATTCTTATTCTTATTCTTATTCGTTCCATTTGTTCCATTTTGTTCCATTTGTTCCACTACCTTTTTTTGTGCTTTATCATTGCTTTTTCGTTTCTCATCTCATTCTGTGTATTGATTTCATACATGACTACTTCATGCTGTGCTTCTCTTTTTTGAAATCTGTTTACTTCTATTCAATATGAACTTAACATTTACAAAGTCTCTTTTGAATTTCTGAGGAGGCTCTTTACCATATAATCCAAATTCCATTATAGACTGCCATAATTCAGCTCTTTCTTCTGCTGTCTCACATTCCATTCACATCTCATAGAACACAGATCATCGGAACATTTTTGAATCTTCCATGCTTTCTAGTTGCTATGAGTTAAAAGTCATCAGGTCTTTCTATGAAATCTTTTAAGTCTTCATAGGATGGTTGGTATCAACTACCTCAAATCCTTATTTCTTTCTTCTCTGTAAATCTGCTGTTGTATTTGCTAGTGAATGGGAATGTAATTTTATTTATTCTATCCATCCATTCTGTATTGTCTGAGTTTTTGATTATGAACTCAATAACATCTTCTAATTTAATCATCATCTTCATCTGTGTGGTAGGAAATAAAACTTAATTCGCTAAAATAAAATGGGATTTGGGTATGGCATCTCATACAGGTATTAGCTTAAAGTCTTTGTAAGCTGTCCTGTAGAATGCCCCCTTTATCTTTACTATCTCTAGGATTTCTCAGTCTAGAAATCCATAATAGTTCTTCCCATTCCCTTTTGATACAAGTGTAATCATGTTCTTTTGGGGTAATGAAATAAAAAGATTTATTCAGTAGCTCATGGATAGTCTTCTTATTTCTCATGCTAGAGGTCTAATAAAAAAGCACCTATTCATATTGTACTGTAGGGGGTTATCGTTCCTACAGCACTATATGACTAAGTGCTGATGATAACCCTACCATTATATCTTGTGTAGTAGAGCCTTATTTGTGTGGTAAACTCTAGATATAATGTAGCAATATCAGGTGGCTAAGTAATTTCCTCTACTTTGATGCGATAGGTATTTCTCATCGCACTTTTTTGATAGAAATTTACTTTTCATTACTTGGTAGCAACTCTGTGCCAACTGTGAGGATCATCTCCTCCATTGCTGATATAAGTATATAGATTTTTTTTTAGAATGCAAATTTTTGCAGACTTTTTTTTTCTAATACTTTCACAGCAACTTTTCTTGCTGATGTAATGATACTTATATTTTTTTATTTTGCAATAGAAAAAACATAAATCTGAATAAATCAGCTTTTCAACTAGTAAAAAATCTTTCAAAATCTTAATAATTTAGACTAAATTGTAATTTTTTTAGCTCTGAATTATCTACTCATAGATAAATCTGAGTAGTAGTAATCCTAGAATGTCCCATTAGTGTAGCAACATTAAAGATATTAGCTCATGGAATATGTAATAAATCAGTAGCAAATGTATGTCTGAATTTGTGAGCATGAACATGGAATCAGACTTTTTTACTTATCTTATTAAAGATAGTTCTTATATATCATTCTCTTATATGTCAGTCTTTAGTAGAATCAAATAAGTATTCAGATTCTCTTTTTCTTTCTTCTAGGTATTCTTCTATCATTTCCAATAGTTCAGGTCTGAGATATACAGTTCTTAACTTTCCCCCTTTCCCTACTATCTGCAAATTCTCTCAGATTTCATTTACTTTAATCTTTGCTAATTCATGACATCTTAATCAAGTCTGTAGGAACATATAAGTCAGTAATCTATTCCTTAGCTTTACAATACTCCCCTTTCCTATTCATTCATTTACAGCATCTAAGATCAGATTTTTTTCTTTATCATTAAAAAATCAAATCTGTTTCTGTGGCTCTTTTACATAACTAATTCTCCTACTTTCTAAAACATTAAGCTCTAGTATATTTCTCATGTATCTGAATATTCCCTTTACTCCATCTAATATAGCATTACAGGATCTTTCACATAATCAAGATTTCCTAAGATAAGCAATAAAATCTAGAATATCAGTCAGCTTTATTTCTTCTGCATTATCTAGTGTTTTTCAGATAGAAAGTAAATAAGTCTGAAATTTATTTAATTGTTTTCTGTAGCTTATAACAGTATTTATAGAATAGCATCTAGTATATTGAATGTAATCTAAATATCTTTTAATCATTTTCATGTAAACAAAAAAAGTAAAATCATTATAATAGACTCCACTTTTTTTAATTTACCACATAATTATTTATAAAAAAGTCAATAAGTGAATACAAGTTAAAGTCTGAAAAATGCGATAACCAAAAGTTAAAAATCAGATTTCTACTAAAAAATCTCTTGTAAATGGTAAATTCAGGAGTATAATTGTAGCAGTGGTAAACATTGTGAGTAGAGCCTTGATTTATATCAAGGCATTTTAGCTTATGGTAAAAAAAATAAAAAAAGCAAAAAAACCTACAAGGAGTAAGCTAGTTCAAAAAGCTGATTCAGTTTTTTCTACCTTTATTAGACTTAGAGATTCTGATAGACATGGAATAGTAACCTGTCCTTTATGCTGAGCTAGAATACCACGAAAAAAAGCACAGAATATGCACTTTATCACTAGAGCTTGTTGGCTGTATCGCTACGATGAAACGAACTGCTTTTGAGGCTGTTATAGATGCAACTGCATATTAAACTGAAACTATATCATCTATACTAGATTTATGCAAGATAAATTCTGAATAGAGAAAGTAGATGAGATGATAAAAAAATCTAAGGAATTACATAAACTACAGACTTATGAGATAGAAGAAATCATAAACAAATACACAGACAAAATCCAAAAATTCGCTAGAAAACTGACTCTATAAGTCAGCATTTTTATTTTATTAAACAAAATCTTATGGCTAAACAAATTTCAGAAAGTGAGAAACTTGTACAGCTCACTCTAAACAGAAAGTACATGGAACTAGAACAAAAAAACAAACAAATCAAACAACTAGAAAGGGAGAAATCATGCTTAGAATTGCAGGTTAGAGAATACAAGGAGATTATAAGTAATCTATGTGTACAGATAAATCGTTTAACTCTTAAACAAAAACAAAATGCAGACTAATTTCAGAAGAGGAGACCTAAAGTATTACTACTGAGTACATTGTGATAAACAAAAAGCACTAGGTAATACTCCAGTAAGTTATTCAAACTTTGTGAACAGACTAAAAAAGCTGAATCTACATGATGCTATATACAAGCCAAGAGTAGATTTCCAAGTAAGAGATGCAGACAAATATCCGATTCAAGATGCTGTAAGGAGAAGAACAATAAACAGATTAGAGAATATTCAGATTTTAGATTTAGATGACCTAATAGAAATGAATCAAATTAAGATGCCTAAACCAAAAAAGACTTTATTCCAAAAAATCAAATCATGGATAAGGAAGAAGCTAGAAGACTAATAGATGAACTAAACGAACTATCTTCTGATTCAGAGAAGAATAAAGCAAGAATGGTAGAAATAGCAAAGATTCTACTGACTGACCATTATGGATATTTACCTCGTAAAACTAAACAATGAAACAATGTGAAAGATGCTGAAAAGAAATCAGCTGAAGATGACCAAAGAAATACTGCTTAGCTTGTAGCAAGATAATCAATAGAGAGCAACAAGAGAAATGGAGAAGAGAACATAACAAATAATCAGATTTATTTATTAAATTATACAAATGACCAAAGAAAGAATCCTACAAATGATAGAGAAACTACTAAAGATTTATGAAGAGTACGATACAGAAGTAGAAGAGAATAATCTAGTAGAATGTATTGGAGAAGATGAGAATGGAAACTGAATTTATAAATTCAAATAAAATTCCATGCTGACTAATCAAAGAAGACAATTTTTCAAGAGAGGAAGACTGTATGAAAAAGAGTCATTTTTTGGTACTGTCATCTGCTATGAAATAGAGAACTTAGTAAAAATAGAGAGATACTTTAGACCAGATGAAAGAACTGAATTGAATAATCTAATCTTGGATCTCTATTTTGAATATGAATATACATGAGAGCCTTTAACTGCTAGACAGATTTCTATTATTTATTGATGTGATCATACTACAGTAGATAGAATCATTGCTAGAGCTAAAAACAATATAAAAACTCAGATGGAAAAATGATGATTAAAAAAATCCACCATTTCTGAAAATTTGAGTATATTCATATAGCTACGATAAGTAGTGTAGTTCTTCTTCATTGTTTAGTCTATTGGAATTGGAGAGATCAGATTTCTCTCCTTTTCTATAAAAGAAAAATCCACCAAATTAAAAAAACTGATTATAATGCACCTCGTTTATATAGAGACTACATCATCATGAAAGAAGAACTAAACGAAAAACAAAAGATGTTCTGTCTAGAGTATTTGAAAGACTTTAATGCTACAAGAGCTTACAAGAAAGTCTACTGAGTAAGCCAGAAATCTGCTGAAGCCTTATGATGTAAAATGTTAAGTAATATTAAGGTTTCTGAGTATTTATCTGACAAAGCTCAGAAGAAAGTAGAAAAAGTAGAAGTCTGAGTAGATTATGTATTAGAGAATCTGAAGAACATTGTAGAAATCTGAAGCTGAAGAAAAACTGTAGAATTAGAAGAATGAAAGGAGAAGAAAGTATTAGATCTATCTAATGTAAACTCAGCATTAGAGAAGCTCTGAAAGTATCACAAGCTATTTACTGACAAAGTAGAACAGAGTGGAGACTTAAACATTAATGTAATATCTTATAAAAAAGACTCATGACAGAACTAACTATCCCTTATCATTTCATTCCTAGAGATTATCAGCTTCCTATATTTGAAGCTATAGATAATTGAGTAAAGAGAATAATAATGGTTTGGCATCGTAGAGCATGAAAGGATAAAGCCTGCTTCAATATCATTGTAAAGAAAGCAATGGAAGATGTCTGAATTTACTATTATGTATTCCCTACTTATTCACAGTGAAAGAAAGCTGCTTGGGACTGAATAGATAAAGACTGATGGAAAACAATAAATCATATTCCATCTCCGATCATTAAAAGAAAAAACGATACAGAAATGAAAGTGGAGTTAATCAACTGAAGCATAATTCAGATTATATGATCTGATAATGTTGACTCCATTGTCTGAACTAATCCTATCGGTATTGTGTTCTCTGAGTATTCATTACAGTCTCCTGCTGTTTGGGACTTTCTTAGACCTATATTAGCAGAGAATGGATGATGGGCAATATTTAACTTTACTCCTAGATGAGATAATCATGCTAAAGAGTTATTAGATATGGCTAAAGAGAATAAAGACTGGATGGTATCAATTCAGACAGTAGATGATACAAAAGCGATAAGTAAGGATGTATTAGAATCTGAAAGGCAAGAAATCATTATGAAGAATGGAAGCGATGCTATCTTCCAACAAGAGTATTACTGTAGCTTTGATGCATGAATAAATTGAAGCTTCTATGCAGAAATACTAACTCAATTAGAGAATGCTGGAAGAAGAACAACTCTTCCATACGATCCAGCTTTGGATGTGTTTACTGTTTGGGACTTAGGAATAAATGACTCTACAGCGATTTGGTTTTGGCAGAGAATCTGAAAGGAAATCAGAGTTATAGATCATTATGAGAATAGCTGAGAATGATTATCTCACTATGTAGCTATTCTAAAGGAGAAGCCTTATAGGTATTGAACTATGCGACTTCCTCATGATGCTCAAGCTAGAAGCTTACAGACCTGAAAGACTGTAGAAGAGAAGATGTATGAATACTGATTCAATGACATCCAAATAGTTCCTAAGTTATCAGTATTAGACTGAATAAACAGTGTAAGAGCTATCCTACCTTATTGTTGGTTTGATAAAGAGAAGACTGAACGATGATGGAAATGTCTGAAAAATTATCACAAGGAATTAGATGAGAAGAGACAGACATTCAAATGACCTGAACATGACTGGAGTTCTCACTCTTCAGATGCCTTTAGGTATTTAGCAGTAGTGAATGAGCTTTACGACTGAACAAGTCAGAAAGGAAAAATTATAGATTCACGATCTTAATTTACTTAACATATAAGAGATGGTAAACAATATCACAACTCAAAAGATGGTGCAGAAGATTAAAGGATGGAATTATCAAGAAATCCAGACTAAAGTAGCTCAAGAATATGATGCATGAGCAGAAGTAGCTTTGAGAAAAAGACCTCTATTACAAGAGTATCTAAGAGCTTATAATGTAGACTGAGACAAATTAAAAGACTGAGAGACAGTAAAATCTAAAAGCCTGTACACTTACAGGAATCTTTTTATTTCTTCACTTTACAAGAATAAGCCTTTAGTGAGATTCCAATGAAGAAAAAGATGAGATGCAGAATATGCTAAAACTTGGAATCACTTATTGGAGTTTGATTATGAAGAATTGGATGAAGATACTATCTCTTATAAGAAAATAGAGGATGAAGTAGATTTCGGAATCTATCTAGCAGTAGATGAATGATGGGATAAAGTAACTCAGTCTCCTAAAAAGAGACTCTACTCTCCATTGTGTTGGATTCCTGATCCATACTTTGACATAGTTAAATGATTCAACTTTCATGGATTTGAATTAGAGCTAACAGAGGAAGAGCTTTCAGACTTGTATAAGAATACTGAGCTGATGCTCACAGATGCAGAGCTAAAGAAATTAAAAGAAACTCTAAAGAATGATTATAATGCTAAACTCAATGCATGGGCTGACTGATATTGAATAGATGGAATATATCCTAGTGTAAAATCTCCTCTTAAATGCTATTCAGTTTATAGACACTTTACGAAATTCAATGGTAGATGGTATCTTACTGAATGGGCAAATGATAGAACTTTACTTATCAGATGTGAAGAGATAGAAGCAGTAAGAAGTGAAGAGAAAAAAGATCCAACAACTATTCCATGTCCTGTAGTACACAGCTGGCTATTACCTAAGAAATGAGATCCATACTGAGTATGTGTATGAGATTTAGCTAAAGATAATCAAGATTCAGAAGAAAGTATTATGAATCTATTGATAGATAAAGTGCATGAAGAAACATTTAGCTGAATTACTGTATATAATTCTGATGTAGTAGACTGAAAGGAATTAGCTCATAGAAAACTCTGAAAGAGAAAATATGTACCAGCTAAATGAAACTTAGAGAATAGGAAAGTTATAGAGAATATTCAGACTCAGACATCATGAACTGGAGATGGATATAATCTAAAGAATATGATAGACCAAAAAGCTA